TGTTGAGAAGTATAAGAAGCTTGCTCCTGGGGCTGAAGTAACGGCGACTCGTGAATATAAATCTTACGGCCGTGGTTACTCTTTTGATGCTGTGAATGTCAAGTTTGAAAATGGAAATCTACTAGTGGTTCAACCTGGAAATAAGAATGATGAGGAGTCGGTTCATCGCTTTATCGATGTAACGACTACTAGTAAAGGTGCTGAAGAGCTAGTTCAATACCTCGGCCAGTAGTGTACGAGATTAGAACCAAAGAAGGCTTAGTTCTCGATACCCTTTCAGACTTTGAGAGGGCTCGAGATCTTGCTCAAGAGATTCAAGGTACTGAAACTATCTACGTTTATAATGGGGTGGAGTTTGTCTTTGGTAGTTGGATTGTTAAAAGATAGTTCCTATCTTTAGTTCAATGAAAAAGGTTATTAAAAAAGTAGAGGTAGTCTCAACTACTTCACTATCGCTAGCAACGTCAGAGATGGCTAAGAGAGAAAAGAACGACTGCGTGGTACGAGCTATTGCATCAGCATTCGATGTCCCATATGACTTAGCTCACTCCTTCTGCGCTGTGAACTTCAAGCGTCAGGTAGGTCGAGGTACTTTCGGCTCACGTCTTTTCTTCCTTAAAAATAATAAGCTCTTTGGTAAGGAGATGATTGAGATGGGTGAGAAGCCTTTTGAAGGTTCAATATTCAAAGAAATGTTTACCTACTATAAGCCCTCTAAGGTTTACTACGGTACTGAATCTTTAGTAGCTAGGAAGATGACTGTGCATACCTTTCTAAAGAAATACAATAAGGGTGTCTTTCTTCTGTATGTCGATAGACATTGCTTCACTGTTCGGAACGGAGTGGTGTATGGTAATCCTGATGATGGTACTAACCTACGAAGAAGGCTGAGAGGAGTGTCGGAGATAAAGTAGTTGGTATAAAGAAAGTTAGTTCCTATCTTTAGATATAATTAAAAAGAAAAAGGTTATGACTAAAGAAAAATTCGAAGAAATTCAAGACGCTTACAACCTGTATTGGGATAAAGCATTTGAGAGTGCTGTGAAGGGTATATGTTTGGAAATTAATAGAGGGGAGTTTTTTTCTGGAGATGAAATAAAAGAATTTATTAAGATTAAGTTAAAGAAGAATTTAATTGAATTCCAGAAGGAGTGGGGGTTTGATGGTAGTACCTTGACTTGAGTAAAATAAAAGTTGGTTTGTAGAGTAATAGTAGCTATCTTTAGATATAATTAAAAACAAATAAGGTTATGCAAACTGAAATAAATAAAATGATGGACTTACTTACTAATATGGGAGTTCATGTATGTGGAACTACCGAAGACTTTTACGGAGGTAGGGATGATAATAGCGGAGAGAATGGAATATGGATCTCAGGAGAGTCTACTCCAGAACTATTTGACTATTATAGAGAGTACTGGAATGATACTTTCGGAGTAGAACCTAAACTCAATCAGGTGGCAGAAGATAATGGCTGGTATTTCGAATGGTATGATCCCGGAACTATGATGATGTGGAAAGATTAGAGAGAGGGGCCTTTGGGCCTCTTTTTTTTTTCCCTTACTATGAACTCACCATTAGGTCACTCTGAGATCACTCTTCTCTAAAGGTGCTAGTTAATTTAACTAAGAGTGCTGTCAGCCGTAGGGTCTAGTTAGGTTGGTAAATGCATCCCTTACGGATTTCTACCTATACTCTTTATATACTTATATAGTACATATAATCCTCATCAATCTTTTATCTCTAGGATTAAAGCCAAATCTTAGGTTAAAGGGAGGAGCTTCCAACTCTTTGGTATTGGTTATATTGGTGACAAGAAACAATCTCCATTTGGGAATATGATTACCCCGGGAGAATCCATAGGTTTGAAAGGCAGAGAGAACGAGATTACCGGTATCCTTATGATACCCTAGTGTGTAGGGTTCCACCCTTCTACGATAACCATCATAATCAAACTCCAGGAGAGTCCTCTTAGCTATGGTGGTGCAGATAATGTCCGATAGGTTCATCCCTTTAGGATTTGCTTACTCTTTTTAATCAATTGATTATCAACGTCTTTCTTATGTTCGTCTAAAGCTAAAGTCAAAGAGTAAAGTATTCCCGACATAGAACTCAATGTGTTACGTACTTGTACTAATTCCCTAGTTATATTCCTAATACGTACATAAGCAGTTATACAAAGTACTAATAACAATCCTAGCATAAGGCCGGTTGTTGGTGTGATAAAGTTTTCCATAGTCTTAAAATAAGAAATAGTATAGGAATCTACAAATACCTAAGGAATTTTTTTAGGAAAATTTTTATACTATAATTGAGTATATGTATATATATTAAGGTAGACTTATCTTACTATTTATAAATGTGAAGAGATTAGATGCCGATACCGTATTCTCAATATTTGAGAGTGGATATGAGAAAGAGGAAGATACTCTAGATACTTTCTCCCACCCCTATATACTTATGGGGCTTATTATAGCTGGGGTATCTACCTTTGAAACCATAGCAAGGAACTATCAAGATCTATATCCCGATCAATTTAAAAAGATACATAAGAAAGTAAAACTTCTATACTACGATAGACTGTATGGGTTTCTTCAGAATATCGATCCCTCCCTACCCCTACACCTTCTAGAGTGTACCAAACACGATCTAGGTAAGATAATCCTAACACTCACCATTCTTCTTAAAGAATATGAAAGCCAAGAAGAGTATAGTAGATGTGCTAAAATAAAGAGACTCCTTGATGAGATAGTTGCTTTTTGAGAATAAACTTACTATCTTAAGGTGAATATAAAACGGTTGCATGTCACTAAATAAACTTACCTTTGATCAGGCTCTTGACCTAGAAGCAGAAGGACTAATAACAATCTACGATTTTGTAGATAACTACAACGATACCCTATACCATACCCGAGCCCGGGAGTGGGTGGATAACTATAAAGCCATGCTTTTTAAGTTTCGCCAATATAAAGCCTATAGAGTATCCAATCTTCTTAACTGTGACTTTCAAATAACAGTCAATATAGAACCTCAAGAACCTCACGTTACCATGGAGTGGAAACACCTCTTTGCAAAATCAACGAAAGATCTTGACAAGCTCAATCAATACTATTCTAAAGGACAGTATGTCTATATACTTACTAACCCGGGGTATGACTTTATAAAAATAGGCAAAGCCGTTAACCCGCAACAGAGACTGCGCCAGATTAATTCCGCAGGAGTAGTATCGGAATGGACCCTGTACTGGTTCCTACCAGTAGAAAATGATTACATGGTAGAAGCTCTAGTACACCGACACCTCTCTATATATAGACGCAACTCCAATCAAGGATCCCATAGAGAGTATTTCCAGATTGACCCCCAATATGCCGTTGATACAATACTTGAATTGGCTAAAGATCATAAAACCGGTGAACCTACCTATTATTAACCCCTTTGTTAATAATGACCTATAAAGAACCTGGAAGAACCTGTAAGAACCTGTAAGAACCTGTAAGAAACGTAGGGTGGTTTGCTAATTTTTTCGCGGCATGCGTTGTTCTTTCTTTCTAGTTGTTTCCTATGGGATTAGTTCGTATATTAAAAACGAAGGGAGGAGAGATAAGGGAGAGAGAGAAAGTTAATATTTAAATATATATAACTAAATAAAATTAAATTATTATGAGAACTAAATTATTAATAGAAAAGAAATTAGATAGAGTTAGATCCTTAGTAAGGTCTGCTGAATTGCATACCGCTAGAATGGAAAGGAATGAGGCATATGAGGTTTATGATAAGATCCGAGAGCAATTGCATCAAATTCAAACTCTAATGCATACCGAATCACAAGACTAAATTTTTATGCAACGGGTTTTATCAGCTGAACAAATTCAAGCTAATTGGGAGAAACTCCTTCAGGTTATACATCACTACATCTCCTCTCCTAGAAAAGAGCAGTTACTTAAGCTTTATAATGATATGGAGGAGACTATAGTTACTTCTCCTGCTTCATCGAAAGCACATTTTCATAATGCCTTTCCAGGAGGGTATGTGGATCATGTACTAAGAGTAATATCTTGTGCTATTCAAACTAAGAAACTATGGGAGGCATTTAATGCAGAAATAGATTTTACCGATGAGGAGCTAATATTTTCAGCTCTCAATCATGATCTTGGAAAGCTAGGAGATGGAGAGAAAGAAGGCTATGTAGTTCAGACTGATAACTGGAGACGTGATAAGTTAAAGGAAAACTATACCTATAATACTGATTTGCAGTTTATGCTTATACAGGATAGATCTCTCTATATACTTCAGAAGTATGGCATTTCTTGTTCTATGAATGAGTATCTTGGAATTAGACTGCATGACGGTATTTACGATGATGCTAATAAAGCTTACTTCATTACTCATATGCCTGAAGCAAAACTACGGCATAACATCGTACATATACTGCATCAAGCAGATTTCCTTGCCTCTAAGGTGGAATATGATAATTGGAAGAAAATAAGTGATCCTTCACCCAAAGTTAAGGAAAATAAGACTATTCGACAAAAAGCTACTCAATCTCTTACAAGTTCAGAAGGTTTATCTAATTTAATAAAAAATCTATAAAATGCTTATTATTCTCATTATTTTAACACTAATAGTTGGTACTCTGGGATATATCACCTATAATCTATTAAGAAAAGTAGAAAAGCAGGAAGATATCATTAAAACCCAAGATGAATACATAAAGGTTATTGTGGAAGCAATTGAATATAGTAATATAAGATTAAAAGAAGTTGACGAGAAAGGTACCTTTCAAGGAGATGATGAGATCGGCTGGTTCTTTACGAACCTTAAGGAGCTTCAAGAGGCTCTGGATCAGTACGGCGGTATAACTAAAGATGAAAAAAATTAAATCAGGAATATATTTTACACAAGATACTGAAGATGCAATTGTAAAATACAATAAAAGCGAAGATTACGAATACAGGAGCAAACTCTACAACGATGAGATTCATCCTGCATTCCTTAAATTAACAGAGAATATAATTCACACCTTTAAGTTCTACTACACCGACGTAGAAAACCTTGAAGACCTACAGCATGAGGTTATTACCTTCATTCTAAGTAAGTTACATCTTTTTGACCCCTCTAGAGGAGCTAAAGCCTACTCCTATTTCGGCACAATAGCAAAAAGATACCTTATCGTTTATAGTAATAAGAACTATAAAAAGCTAAAACAGAATATTACTCTAGGGGATGTAGTGCTGAGAGAAGAATCTCTGCCGACTTTTACGCCTAAACTAGTTCATGAAGATGAACAACCTATTGATTCTCTTTATAGAGATAATCTTTCTTACTTTGTAGACCTGTATGTAGATGCTTGTACCGAACATATCTATAAAGTATTTTCTATAGAGCAAGATGCAAAAATTGCTGATGCTGTTCTAGAGCTTTTCCGCAAAAGAGATAACTTGCAGCTTTACAATAAAAAAGCCCTCTATCTATATATTAGAGAGATAATCGATGTAAAAACATCGCAAATAACCAAAGTAACAAAAGTATTAAATAATATTTTTCAACTAAGTTACAGAGATTACTTAGATAGAGGAGTCATAACTCTAGAGAAACATATTTATAATAGCCATGAATCAGTTTGAACAGCCCATATTCGGAAAAAAGACTATAGGAGACCTCTATAAAGAGATTTACGATAATTCTAGAAAGAAAGAAGCTCAGATAAATGCTCTGATACAAGAGCTTAAGCCCATGGTTACAGAGATAGGAGAAGCTACATTAGTGGTTCCTATGATTGCTACCTATCTTGAGATAGGAGTAAAGAATGATGAACATCTTATTAAGCTTGCTAGCATAGTACAAAGAGCACAGCAGAGAGCTGAAACTTCAGGAGAAGAATTTGGACTTACTGAAGCTGAAAGAGAACAATTATTTTCTGAGATCAAAGCAATCGGGGATAGTAAGTAATGAACTTTCTTAGCCTTATAGAGAGTCAACAGACTGAAGGTGGGGGTAATAATTCACCCTTCTTACCGGTTAGGGTTAGGGAAGTAATATTGGATGGTTCTAGAGAGGAACTAGGAGGTTGGAATGCATTAGGGTATATTAGATGGGATCAGATTAACGATCCAACATCAACAGGACCCGGCTCAGTAATTTATGCTAAACCTCTCTTTACTAATTATAAGAACTTTCCTCTTAAAAACGAGATAGTTTTTCTGATAACACTACCAGACCCGGAACTGCAATCTGATACCAATTCCGTTAGCTATTACTATTTTCCCCCTATCAACGTATGGAACAGCACACACCATAACGCTATTCCAGACAACGTAAACTATGTCAATATACCAAAAAGTCAGCAGCGAGACTATGATACTACCTCTAAAGGAGGAGCTATCAGAAGAGTAAGCGATGAGGGTACTAATATCGATTTAGGAGTAACTTTCAAAGAGAGTAATAGAATATATCCCCTCATACCTTATGAAGGAGATTTGATATTTGAGAGCAGATTTGGTAGTTCGTTGAGATTTTCTAGTACTATAAAAGGCAGTAATAATTTTTGGAAGGGTAAACCAGGTCCCATTACCGTACTATCAAACGGTCATAACCCCAGTCTCAATCAAGCAGGATGGCTACCGGTTTCAGAAAGCATTGATAACGATCAAACTAGCTTAGTTTTATCAAGCAACCAAGTACTTTCTTACTCCCTACCGGTTGTAGGTACCGGATTACAGAAGCTTAAAGTTGAAGGAATTAACTCATTCTCTCAACCGCAACTAGTTTTAAGTTCCGATAGAATAGTTCTAAACGCAAAGAACGAAAGCCTGATAGCAAGCGCTAGAAACTCTATAAACCTAAGCTCTACGAAAGTATCAGTAGAAGCTAACGAGATTTTTTTTGTAAACGGCAGGGAGATTTATCTAGGTTTAGATAATGAAAAGTACCCAACTGAACCGGTCATACTTGGGAAAGAGTTTTTAGATGATTTTCAAAAACTTCTTAATCAGATTGATAACCTAGCATCTAAATTTGAAGCTTTTATAGCCCTACCTGCAGGAACTCCCTACACA